CCCGCTACCTGTTCCACAACATGATGCTCAACATCAAGAGCCTGTGGGGCGGTGCGGTGCATGAGCGCATTTCCCGCGACCTGCTTGATGCTGACTTCCGCGCGTCCAAGGCGGCGCGGGCCGAGATGATGAAGAAGTTCGGTCTGGGCAAGTTCGCTCCGAAGATGCTGGCGGATGAGTCGCGCATCTTTGGAGACTGGGAAGCCCGACTGGACACTCAGATCCAGAGCCAGCAGAAGTGGATGTTCCGCGACTTCGACCGGGCGCAGCAGGCTCGGACTGTTGGTGAGAAGAAGATGGAATCGCGGGCCTATAGAGGCTTGAACCGACTGGATCAGCCGCTTGAGGCCCGTGGGCAGAAGCTTCCGAAGAATCCGCCGCGCACGGTGACGCTGTTCCAGTCTGTTCCTGACACGCAACTCAATGAATGGCGCACTACTTCAAAGGTAATCAATCAAGACGGATCGCTGAAGAATGTCTACCACGGCACAACCGCAGGTGACTTTGCAAAGTTTGATCCTAAGAAGATTGGAACCGCTCGGCCAAAGAAACTGTCCGAAGAAGCCCAAGCAGCAGAGCGCGGATTCTGGTTTACCGACAATAAGACGGCAGCGATTGAAGACTACGCACAACTCCCTCAAGAAGGCATGACTACAGGAAATGCCTCACGAATGCTTCTTGAAGCGTTAGACAAGTTGGGTCAGCGGCTCACTTCAGAGCAGAAGTCTAAGTTCTCTAAGTTCTTTGGTGAAGACATCAACGAATATGACATTACTCCCGAAGGGATGAGTGATTTCGTTAGTCTTGAAGCGGGATCAACTAACAGAGAAATCGCTGAAGCAGCCATCAGCGAGTTCAACACCAAACTTCGTCAGGCTTTTAATGGAGACAAAGAAGCCCTGAAATCAGTTGATGAGTTGTTTAGCCCAGAAAACTTGAGTTCATCTAAAGCAACTGACACAGGATCTCGTCTTGTGGTTGCAAACCTCAATCTCAAGAATCCGCTGTATTGGAATGTGGCGGATAAAGCAAAGTTTTACGCAGACAAGCCTAAAGCCTACCGAGCGATGATTGATGGGGGGCACGATGGAATCATCTATGGTGAGCAGGGGAACTACCTCTACTTTGTGCCCGATGCAGATGCAGTCAGTATTGTGGAAAGTGTGAAGGATCGGAAGAGAGCAACCCTGTTCCAGTCCACCGCTCCCGGAGGACCCACGCCACCGACCCCGCCGCAGCTTCAGCCCATTGGCGGTCAGCCTCCGCAGCGTCCGTTCAACATCGAGAACATGAGCACGGCAGCAGATGTCCGCTCGTACCACGATGTCCGCCTTCAGGAGCTAGAAGCAGACGGTCGCGTTCAGTACAACTCGATGGATCGCGCCTCGCAGGTTGCGGCGGCCGAACGCGAGATGATGCAGGTGGCCGACTTCACCGGATACCGCACGATGCCAGAGCTCACTCAGGCACTCAAGGCGGACGAGGATGCGCTTCAGGGATTCATGTCGCGTCACCTCGGCCTCCGCATGATCCTGAGCGAGGCGGCAGGCCAGCTGATTCAAGCCCGCGAGGCGGCCTTGATCTCCGGTTCCAAGCAGGACATGGCGAAGTTCATCGCAATGCAGCAGCGTGTCGATGTGCTTCTGGAGCACACGCGGCGGAACCAAGCCGCGGTTGCGCGTGGACTCGGATCGCAGAACATCGTGCCGGGTCCCGGCATCGGAGTCGTCCGTCTTGTGGACGACACCATGCTGAACGACCCGAAGATGGTCGATGACATCATCGACGCAGCTGGAGGAGATGTTGCGGTCAAGGATGCGATGGAGCGTTCCCGTGCGGCAGAGGCGCGTGGCGGTCAGTCGAGTGCTATCCGTGCCACGCAGGGCGGTAGGCACGGCATCATCCCCGTGCTGACCGAGTACTGGATGAACTCCATCCTGAGCGGACCCATCACCTTCGCGGTCAACGCCACATCGAACACCGCGGCAATGCTGTACGCGCCGCTTGAGCAGGCATTGGGAGCAAGCATCGACAAGAACTTCCCGCTGATGCGTGAGTCCATGATGCGGTACGGCGCGATGATCTCCGAGGTCAAGGATGCCATGCACTACGCGGGTGTCGTTCTCAAGACCGGAGACAACATCCTTGACAAGGTTGCGCCTTCGGGCCTGTCTGGAAATGTGTCGGCCCGCGACCGTGCGATCTCCGCTGCTGGGTTCGGCTTTGCCGACAACAGCAAGATCGGGGCGTTCGCCAACTTCCTCGGGACCGTCGTGAATGCACCGGGCACGGCCTTGTCGGCAACCGACGAGTTCTTCAAGCAGATGTCCTACCGAAGCACCGTCAAGGCAGGACTCCTTGCCGATGCCATGCAGGAAGTCGCGGCAGGCCGTCTGGCCAAGGACCAGATGGGACAGTTTGTCGAGACGCGATTCCAGCGAATGGTGGAAGACGGCCAGTTCTACGCGGAGAAGAAGATCCGTGCGGACGCGAACAACGCGGCACAGAGGGAGATCGCGCAGGGATCGTTTGCTCAAGGCAGCGCAGACCACCTCGACTTCATCAAGAAGTACATGAAGGCCAACTGGAATGCCAGCGACGGTGAGCTGGCAAAGCGGGCACGGGCGACGGCGCGTGAAGCAACCTTCACGACCGAGCTTCGATCCGACCGCGCAGGTCTTGAGGGCATCAGCGCGAAGGTTCAGGTGCTTGTCGGACAGCACCCGTCCTTGCGAATCCTGATTCCGTTCGTCCGAACCCCGACGAACCTGACGCTGTTCTTCGCGCAGCGGATCCCGATCTCCGGCGTGATGTACAACATCCCGCACCTCAGCGAGATCAGCACCCGCTTCCAGCGTGACATCACAAGCGGCGATCCCGTTCGACGGGCGCAGGCACTTGGCCGGATGTCGGGCGGAACGCTCATCACGATGTCGGCCATCGTCGCGGCAGGTACGGGAATCCTGACTGGATCCGGCCCCAAGGATCCAGAAGAGCGGGCCTATCTGGCGAAGTCCGGCTGGCAGCCGTATTCGATCAAGGTGGGCGACACCTACATCAGCTACCGGAGAATGGATCCATTTGCGACCTTCTTCGGTGTCGTGGCTGACCTGCACGAAGCGTATGCGAACGCCGAAGACGCGCAGAAGAGCGTCATCGAGGTCACGCTCAAGGGTGTGGTTGCGGCCGTGGCGAACAACATCGCCAACAAGACCTACCTGACTGGTCTGGTCCGCGCTGCCAACGCGGTGTCCGATGCCGAGCGTTACGGAGCGGACTGGCTTGAGCAGACCATCGCGTCGTTCGTCCCGTCCGCGCTGTCGCAGACTCAGGACATCCTCGGCATGGATCCCGTGATGCGCGATGTGCAGACCATCGCTGATGCGATTCGAAACCGCATTCCCGGCATCGCTGAGAATGTCGCCCCCCGCCGCGATGTGCTTGGTGAGCCGCTGCGACGGTCGCGCATTCTCGGTGCGGTTCCTCCAGCATGGCCGTTCTCCTACAGCAAGGTCAACAATGACATCATCGCGCAGGAGCTGGCGCAGCTTGGTGCTGGATTCACGCCGCCGCGGGCGATGCGAAACGATGTGGATCTCCGCGCGTATGTGAACCGGAAGGGCCAGAACTCCTACGACAGGTGGCAGGAGCTGACGGGTCAGGTCCGGCTTGGCGGACGCACCCTCCGGGAATCTATGGAGCAGCTGATCCAGTCGTCTGGCTACCAGCGCACCGACCCCACCAGCGTCGAAGGATACGACTCACCCCGCGTCGGGATGCTGCGAAAGCTGATCTCGCGGTACCGTGACGCTGCGTTCCGTCAAACCATGCAGGAGTTCCCAGACCTTATGGAAGCGGAACGCCACCGCAGGGCAACAGTCATTGGAGCGGCAAGCGGAAAGCCGTTCGCAGAGCTTCTTCAATACTCCCGAGGTAGGTAATGGCCAACTCATTTCAAGCTTCAACCGGAAACGGAACGGCAGGCCCGTTCAGTTGGGCGCAGATTGACGGATACATCTCCTCCGCTCACATCTATGTCTATGTGAATGGTGTGCTGAAGACCCTCACATCCGACTACACGCTGAACACGACGGCGAAGACCGTCACCTTCACGGCGGGAAACTTCCCGTCATCGGGTGACTACATCGAGATCAAGCGGATCACGCCGAAGACGGTCGCTGGCCTACAGGTCAACTTTGCCGATGCGTCCGTGCTCACGGCACAGGACATGAACAACGCCCAGAAGCAGCAGCTGTTCATCGCGCAGGAAGCGCAGGACACAGGTGCTGGCGGCATGGGCAAGAACTTCTTCAGCACCGCATGGGATGCGACCAACCTGCGGATCGAGCGTGTGTCTCCTCCGACGAACCTGACGGATGCGGCGAACAAGCAGTATGTCGATTCGCTGTCGCTGTTCGGTGCGTTCACGGTTCCGCAGAGCTGGTCTTTCAGCGGCGATGGTTCTGTCGAGGATATCTACCTGACAAATCCCGAACCCACCTGCACCGATCCGGCGATGTTCATCGTTGAAGTCAACGGTGTTCTCCAGCGGCCTGTGACCAACTACGACATCGTTGCAGTCGGTCCCTATTGGCAGATCCAGTTCACCGCACCTCCGGCAGCGGGGACGGACAACATTGTCATCCGCAACTTCGGCGTGGCCCGCAACGCGCTTGATGTGCTGCCCAACAGTTCCGTGACCGCGCAGTACATCGCCAACGGTGCGGTCGAGACGGCCAAGATCCTCGATGATGCAGTCACGACTGCGAAGATTGCCAACCTTGCGGTCACGACCGCGAAGCTGAACAACGCAGCGGTGACGGAAGCCAAGCTTGGAAGCGGTGCTGTGACGGCGGACAAGATCGGAAGTCTTGCCGTCACTACGGCGAAGCTTGCGGCAAGCGCGGTCGAAACGGACAAGATCGCTGACTTGAATGTCACGACGGGAAAGATCGCAAATCTTGCGGTCAACAACGCGAAGATTGCAGACGCATCCGTCTCATTCGCGCAGTTGAAGCAGACAAGCTTCACGGGAGCTGGAAGCGACCTTCGCCTGCTGAACGCCAACACATCTGGAACTGCGGTGCTGACGGCGGCCAGTTCGATTCCCTTGAGCACATTTGCCGTTCCTACGGCAAATATCGCCATGAACAACCTGACGCTGACTGGCCTACAGACAGCGCAGTTCACGCCGACGCTGTATCTCGGAACCACGGAAGTCAGTTCGTACACCTCCCGGTTCGCGCGGTACATCAAGATCGACCGCGTTGTGGTGTTCACGATTTCGATTGTCGTCAACACCAAGGGAGCAGGTGTGGGCAATGTCGTTGTGCGCGGCCTTCCGTTCAGCTGCCAAGCAAATGGCTGGGCTCCGGTCAGTTGCGTGGGGTTCAACAACTTCACGGGGTTGACGGGCGCGTTGCTCGGATTCATCGACCCGACCAATCCGACCTATGTGACCATCCGTCAGAGTGCAGCTACGGGATCGGCTGTCGTAACCGAGGCAAACATCACCGCAGGAGCCTCGCTGTATCTTTCTGGTACCTACATCGCTGACAGCTAAGGAACAACCTCATGCCGCTCAACAATGTCCAAGCCGTGCAGTCCACGGGATTGCTCAAGACAGCCAACAACCTGTCGGAGATCCGCGCCTATACCGACCAACTCATGGGCGTTGGTGATGTCAAGCTCATCGCGGCCGCGGTCGCTCCGAAAGGATGGCTTGCTTGCAACGGAGCTTCCGTCAGCACCACTACCTACTCCGCGTTGTTCGCCAAGATTGCGTACACCTTCGGTGGAAGCGGCGCAAACTTCACGCTACCGAACATCTCGGCTCCGGTGGCAAACACCCTGTACATCATCAAGGCATCGGAGTACACGCCGTGAACGAGGAAGTGCTCATTGCGCTTGGTCGTTTGGAAGGCAAGGTCGATGCAATGATGACCTCGCTCCGCATCCAGCAGGAAGAACTACAACGGCTCGATGTTCGCGTCCGCGACCTTGAGCAGAGCAAGGCGTGGCTGCTCGGTGCCGCCGCGGTCATCTCGTTCCTGTCGGGTCTTGTCGTCAAGTTCATTCCATTGAAGGGATAATCATCATGCGTGTCATTTTCCTCGGTTCGAAGTCCGCGACGGGAGCTCCCACGGATGTCACTTTCGAAACGCCCTTCGATCACTATGTCGATGAGCGCGTCGGTGTCTTTCAGGCTGAGTTTGCGGGAACCGCAACCGTCACTCTTGAAGGCCGCTTGACTGGTTCCGCTAACTGGACGACCATCACCACGATTGCCAGCACGGACAGCAGCAAGGCGAAGACCGTTGCGCTGATGCCGCTGATGCGGCTCAACATCACATCGTGGACCAGCGGCCTTGTAAGCGGGTGGCTGGGGATCTGATGAACATCCTGCGACGAGCCCTGTTCCACCAGAACCTGTTCTCGACTACGGAAGATGCCTATCCCGGCTCTCCGCTGTCGTCTCCGGTTCAGTCGCAGACCTCGCATCATCTCAGCGGTGGGCTGGAAGTAGAGAACTATCTGGCCTTCACGGCGGCGTTCAACCTGTCTGGTTCAGCTCCCACTTGGTCGGTGTCTTCGGCGGTGTACACGCAGAACAGCTATATCGAGGGCGGATCGCTCTCGATAGCACCGATGACGAGCTTCAACAAAGGACAGGTGTCCACAGGCACCGGAAGCACCGATCCGATTCAAGCCCGAATCGACATCAACAGCGTGGGGGATCCAAACGGATTCATCGGCGCGTACCCGAGGGCATGGGGAATCCTGATGCACATCAAGACGGGCAACAAGATCCCGATGACGACGATGCTCAGGCAGTCAGTCTCAATCATCCGCTTCGATGGACAGGCTCGATTCGATCCGGTTCAACTGGCCTCGGGAGACGCGATGATCTTGAAGGTCTACCTAACGGGGAATCCACGATGAACCTGATTCGACGCGCTGCGTTTCTCAAGAATCTCAGCGGCAGTACAACACCTTTAGTCGCAGACACCGAGAAACTAAGCGAGGTTCTAGTTCAGGATGAGGCATTGCCCCACTTCGACAAAGGCGCGACGGATGTCGCTTCTGGATTTACAAGCAATCCCATCTTCACGCTGACCGGAACAATCGCGGCAAGAAGCACAAACTCGACCACGGGGTTTACCGACATCGGAAGTTACCAACTCGACATGGGTACTTCCTTTGGCGTTCTCGATCAATCACAGCCTGTGTTCCACCCGGGTAACGCAAATCTTGCCCGCCTGTACCGAGCAACCAACGGATACCTAGAGATCAAACTTGGGTTTATCTACTCAGGTAATCCTGCGAACTTCCTGACCATCTACGGAACAGGTGGGTTTGTGCGTTACATCAATCGAACACGCGGAACACCGTTGACTCAGTTGTTCCTGACCGAAACGGTTGGAGTAGCTGCGGGAACCGTCCGATTTACCAAGAGTGGAAACCTGACGCAGACAGGCGAAGCCGTCGGTGATGTTGTTCGCCTTGAGTTCTACTTCGCAGGAGGCTGACATGACCGATCCCGAACTGATGGCGAAACTGCACCAGCTGCTGACCCAGAACCTGATCGACAAGATCGAGTCCGGCGAAGCGACTGCCGCGGACCTTGGCGTGGCTCGACAGCTGCTCAAGGACAACGGGGTCAACGCCACCCCCTCCCAAGGCACTCCCATCCTGAGGCTGTCGCAAGCCCTGCCTTTCGATGAAGCCCAAGAAGCCGTCTAGGATCGCATTACAGACCTTCTGATTTCGACCCTATGGACACCCTATACAGCAATCTAAACGCCTTGGCGGGCCATCCACGGGGCTAGAAACGAAAGCCAATGCAAATCGACCCCCGCCTCAAGGACTTTCGGAACTTTCTCTGGCTGACTTGGCAGCATTTGGGACTGCCGGAACCCACCCCAGTCCAGTACGACCTAGCCGCATACTTGCAGAACGGACCCCGCCGATGCGTGATCGAAGCCTTTCGTGGAGTCGGGAAGTCCTTCGTCACCTCAGCGTTCGTCATCCACCAGCTGCTGCTCGATCCGAGCAAGAACATTCTGGTGGTCAGCAGCAGCAAGCAGAGGGCGGACGACTTCACGACCTTCACCCTGCGGATCATCGAGTCGATGGAGATCCTGCACCACCTGCGCCCGAGGGAAGACCAGCGCAAGTCGAAGATCGCGTTCGATGTGGGCCTAGCCCCGCCGAGCCAGAGCCCGAGCGTGGTGAGCAAGGGGATCACCTCGCAGATCACGGGAAGCCGCGCCGACCTGATCGTCGCGGACGATGTGGAAAGCGCAAACAACAGCCTGACGCAGACAATGCGTGACAAGCTGTCGGAGTCCGTGAAGGAGTTCGACGCTGTTCTCAAGCCAGACGGCCGCGTGGTCTACCTCGGCACACCGCAGACCGAGGCATCGCTGTACGCATCGCTGCCGGAGCGCGGATACGAGGTCCGAATCTGGCCTGCTCGGTACCCGGAGGCACGGCTGAGGGAGTTCTACGGGGCCCGACTCGCCCCGATGATCGCTGACAAGCTCGACAAGAACCCGGAGCTCGTCGGAAAGCCGACGGATCCGCAGCGGTTCTCCGAGATCGACCTGATGGAACGCGAGATGTCCTTCGGACGCTCGGGTTTCTCGCTCCAGTTCATGCTGGACACCAGCCTGTCCGACCTCGACCGCTATCCGCTGCGCCTGTCGGACGCGATCATCACCGAGTGCGAGATCGACACCGCGCCGGAGAAGCTGATCTGGGGCAAGGACAAGCCCTGCGAGGACCTGCCGTGCGTCGGACTGAACGGCGACAGGTGGTACCGGGCGGTCGCCAGCATCGGTGCATCCTCCCCGAAGCCGTACACGGGCTCGGTCATGGCCATCGACCCCTCGGGACGCGGCACAGACGAGACGGCGTTCGCCGTGGTCAAGATGCTCAACGGATTCCTGTTTGTCACCGAGGCGGGTGGACTACCGGGCGGGTACGACGAACGGACGCTGAAGGAGCTAGTGGACATCGCCTCGCGGCAGAAGGTCAACCACATCGTGGTCGAGTCCAACTTCGGTGACGGAATGTTCACCGAGCTGCTGAAGCCGCACCTGCGGGCTGGCCACAACTGCTTCATCGAGGAGGTCCGCCACTCGGTGCAGAAGGAGAAGCGGATCATCGACACGCTGGAGCCCGTGCTGAACCAGCACAAGCTGGTCATTGACTCCCGAGTCGTCCAGCGCGACTACGAAACCGCCAAGACCTCCGACAAGACGCTGCACTACAGCCTGTTCTACCAGATGTCTCGGGTGGTCAAGGCTCGGGGTGCCCTGCTGCACGACGACCGTCTTGACGCTCTGTCCATCGCGGTCAACTACTGGACGGAACAGATGGCTCAGGATGCCGACGAGAAGATCCAAGCGGCAAGACAGCAAGCCATAGACGAACGGCTGGAGAGGTTCATGGAAGGAAGACTGATCCCAAAGGCTAGGGAACCTGAGGATTACTCTTGGAACAACCGCAGGTAATCCGCCTACGGCCCTTCTCCTGCCCCATCCAAGAGAAGACTGGATCGGTACCACCTCCCCCCTATCCAGCCAATCTAGAACAACTCTGTAATACCACCGTAGGTGGATGACAGAGATGGATATGGGGTACCTCTATGGTAGGGGCTAGAAGAACTCTAGAACAACTCTAGATACCTTTAGATATCCATAAGTATCCATTCTAGATGGGTATAGGTATCCGGTAGGATCATCTCTAGAGTCTCGATACAGGTAACTGTCAGCTATCCACTAGCTACCAGAAGGGGGGTAGGGGGTGTCAGACAGCATTGTCATTGCCGGACTGTGTGTCCAGATCCACCGTCAACCGATGGGAGGGGAGGGGGAGGAGTTCCTGTTCGGGACTTGGGCTCAGGGTCCCCTGCCCACCATCACCGTCAACTCCTCCTGTACCGAAGCCATCCAAACACGGACTCTCTTGCATGAGGTCCTAGAGGCGATCAACGACCTATACGGCATCGGCCTACAGGAGGAGCAAATCTGCGCCTTGGAAACCGGACTGGCCGATACTCTCGGTCGAAATCCCGAGTTTGCCTTGGCACTTGTCAACGGTTTGCGTGTTCGCTAGGATGCGTCCCGCATTCTTCTCCCCCACAGGGTGGTCCCGTTCGGCAACGCCCCGCTCGGGATCACCCTGAAGAGAGAACACTTTGGAGGAAACCAATGGACAAGCAGTCGTGGCAGCCCGTGCTACAGCGGGCTACGGAGGACATCAACCTGAGCCTGTCTTTGCGACAGGCTTGTCGTGATGCCCTAGTCGAGCTGTGTGCAATCCGGAAAGGTCTGGAGGACCTGAAGATCAAGACCCGCGACATCAGCGCGGAGGTCGATCAGATCCGGGAAGGCAGGCTGGAATGAGCGACGACATCGACATTGTTGATCGTCTCAGGATCAACTGGACATCGCTCACCGACACGCAGAACGCCGAGCGAAATGAAGCCGCCGACGAGATCGAGCGGCTGCGCGCGGAGCGCGAGAAGTGCCACGACATCATGGAGAGCCAGTCACATCAGCTGACCCGGATGGCCCGTGATATCGAGATGTTCCGGGAGATGATCGCGGAGATGCGGGAACGCAACAACAAGTTGCTCCACAAGCTACAGGAGTTCGAAGCGAGGGAAGCAGAATGAACTACCTCAGCATTTGCTCTGGAATCGAAGCCGCATCCGTTGCGTGGCATTCGCTTGGATGGAAAGCTGTGGGGTTCTCTGAAATTGAACCGTTTCCCTGTTCTGTCCTAGCGCATCGGTTTCCAACAGTCCCGAACTACGGAGACATGACCAAGTATGAGCAATGGCCCTTACAACCCGGATCAGTTGACCTTCTGGTCGGGGGCACCCCATGTCAGTCATTCTCCGTCGCAGGACTGCGGAAAGGGCTTGAAGACCCGCGGGGAAACCTCATGCTCACCTTTCTTGGAATCGCTGCTCGGTTCCAACCTAGATGGGTTGTCTGGGAAAATGTTCCCGGTGTCTTGTCCAGCGGATCCGGACGGGACTTTGGTGCCTTCCTCGGGGCGTTGGGCCAACTCGGGTATGGGTACGCCTACCGAGTGCTGGATGCTCAATACATCCGAGTGGGGAACTGGCCCCAAGCCGTCCCGCAGCGACGGCGACGTGTGTTCGTTGTCGGATGTCTTGGAGACTACACAGGTCCCGGAAAGGTTCTGGCTATCGAAGAAGGCTTGCGAGGGCATATTGCGGCGCAGTCAACGACGAGGAAAGAAGCTACCGAAGATGTTGAAGGAAGCGTTGGAAACAACCGCTGGTGGGATGGAAGCCCCTGTGCGTCAACATTGACTAAATCAAATGCAAACGGGGCACAACGGATGCCTGATAAGGCGAACTTTGGTGCTGTTATTCAGCCTATTGTGGGAGCCCTAACAGCGCGTGGGCCTGACTCGTGTGGAAGACCTGCATTAGATGCGGGTCATGTATTTCCTGCTGTTTTTCGCAAGTCCAAACGCGCCCAAAGCGCGACGGACGATGAGTCATGGGTACAGGCGGAAACTTCAAACACCGTCAATGCGTTTGATACTGGAGAAAGAGACACACACGCTGTGGCTACTGCTATGACAGTTCGCCGCTTGACCCCACTTGAGTGCGAACGGCTACAAGGATTCCCCGACGATTGGACGCTTGTGCCGCATCGAGGCAAGCCCGCCGCAGATGGGCCCCGCTACAAGGCACTTGGTAACTCAATGGCCTGCAACTGCATGGCTTGGATTGGAGAACGCATTGCTCAATACGAGCAGGAGGACAAATGACTGCGACAAAGCCGAAGAAGAACCACCCGTGGGCCATGAAGGCCGTCAATAAGCCCGCAAATCCGCCCAAGACGGGGAAGACGGGCAAGAAGGAAGGTGCAAAGTGAGCCTACCCAAGCCTCCGAAGGGCACGAAGATTTACTTCAAGCCCGTGGACGACCGGATGTTCATCGAGTTCGCCATCCCGAAGGGCAGCGTGGGTGAACACTACCACCTGTTCGACTTCACGGACGAGTGGACCGAGATGTTGAACGAGATTCAGGGACTGGAAGATGTCCTGTCCGGTGGGGCAGAGGTCAATCCAGAGGAGAACGAGCCCGCCTACGCGAAGTTTGAGCGGCTGGCAGCCAAGTTCATCGAGCTGAAGCGGCCCAAGGCGGCTGAGATGGCTCTGGACGGGTTCCTGCATGAGACGATGAGCGGGCCCGACGAGGATGTTGTGGAGGCCCTGAGGGTCTACACGGCCTTGTGGACGAAGCTCAAGGAGATGAAGGCCGATCTGGCCCGGAACAACTGACCACTCAATCGCGCCGAATCGTCTAATACTGGGCCTGTCGGTGGGACAGAGCGTATAATCCAGAAGATCCCGCTCGGCGGGGATGCGGGTGCAAGTCCCGCTTTGGGCGCGTAGCAACAAGCATCTTTTCCTCCAAGGGCGGTACAGGCTTCACGGTCTGTGCCGCCTTTCTGTTTGCGGACCTTTCGGCAGAAAAATCCGAAAGGGGGTATATCGCTTCGTTTAGTCCCGATTCCCCCCCTCGGGGGCCTGCGGTCGCGCGTTCCGGCGCGGGGGCGGGACCGGGCGGCCGACGCGGGCCCGATAACGGGCGGCCCCGGCCGTATCCGGCCCCGCCGCCACGGCCACGGACACGGCCGCCGCCGGACCACGGCCGAACCACGGGACCGCGATAGACTCCGAGTCTGTGGCGGCCCGGACGGCGGGAACCACGGCCACAGACACGGCCGACACGGGACACGCTGGCCGGACGCTGGCCGCGCGGAATCGCTGGCCGGACGCTGGCCGCGTTCCCCTTCGATTCCGTTTCTTGCGTTTCCGTTCAAGTGTGGCCACAGCTTCGGCCGATGAAACGGCCCGCGGTCCCCGGAACGGTTCCGGCCCGCCCCGCCCCTAATAGGATTGAACAATGCCACAGCGTCCGCCACAGCTTCCCGCCGCCACAGCTTCCGCCGGTCCCGAACCGGCCGCCACAGCTTCCGCCTTATCCCGTATCCCGTCCGCCGTCCGCCGCGCGGAACTGGCCGCGTACTTCGGCCCCGATGCCGAACGGGCCGCCGCCGCCCTTGAAATGATCGCGGGACGGTCCCCACAGCTTGACACGGGGACGGACCGCGACTAGATTCCGTCTATACGGCCGCCGTGGCCGTCCGCACACTTTGGAGGATTGAACAATGCTCACAGCTTCCGCCGCCCTTCCGTCTAATCCGTCCGCCGATTTCATCGGCCTACTGTGCACGCTCCACAATGCGCCGGGGTTTCTCTCGGCCGGGGCGATTCGGGCCCTATGCGTGGCCGTGGCCGACGCGGCCGACGAAATCCCCACAGAATCCGCCGCCGTGTCTGTGGTGATTCCCGCTTGGGAAGCATTCGAAGAAACGCCCACGGCCGCCGCCGATGTCTTTCGAATGGCGAAACCGTTCCACGGCCGCGCGTCCGCGTGGCGTTCAATGCGTCCCGATGCCGTGGCCGACGCGGCCGCCGCGATTGTCCGCAAGTTCTAACGGCCACGGCGGGGGAAACCCCGCCGCCGCCCTTCGCCCGCGGGGAACGGTTCCCACGGGCCCGCACACTTTGGAGGATTCTAGAATGCTCGGATATCTCGCAAGCTTCGCGGCCAGCGTGGCCGCCGCCGTCACGGGAACCACGACGGCCGAAACCGACGCGGCCGGGGTTCGGTTCGGTCCGGGGACCGCGTACCCCGCGGAACTGGCCACGGGCCGCCGCCCCCTTCGGTTCGCGGTTCGTGTCGTCGGCCACGGCGGCGGGGAATGGCGGGCCGATTGTGTCGCGCCGGAATGGCGGGCCGCGGTCCGATTGACGAACCGCCACGCACGAACCGCCCCGGTTCGCGTGGGGGGATTCGACGGGCCCGCGGTCCGGTTCGCGCGGTTCTCGGCCGACGGCGGCCGCATGATCGGATACGCGTACAATGCGGACGGGGTGGAAATCGGGACCGTGTCAATCGGACGCGCCGACGGTTCCCCGATTCGCGCCGGGAAGGGGGCCCGCCGTGGTGAAGCTTGAACGAATCCGGGCGGCCCTACCATCGGCGGCCGCGTGGCGGAATGAAACCGAGCCGGATACGGCCGAGAGATACGCGCGGACGGCCGCGAAGCTGGCCGCACTACTTCGGGAAGTTTCGGACGGGGACGACGACGCGGGGGACCGTTTCGCCCTTGCCGAATCTCTTTACGCTATCTCGGGCGATTTCCACGGCGGCCAGCGTTCCGCCCTATATCGCGTGGGGTGCGTGGTGGAATCGGCCCCGGTTTCTTTCCGGCCGTCCCCGCTATGGAACGGTCCCGATTCGGACGGGGCCCGCCGGATATATCGACACTTTCGCGCCCGGTGGCGGCGGGACGAATCCCGCGCGGCCGATTTCGCGGAACGGGCCGCCGTGATTCTGTGCATTCTGTGCACCGATGAAACCGAAGGGGGGGCGGAATGATTCGCGCCGATTTCCCGTACCTTGACACGGACCCGGCCGCGTGGCGAAATCGCCCGGTTCCCGGTTCGCTTGCGTGTCCGAAGCTGGCCGCCGTCGGCCGTATCATTTCCGGCCACGGGTTTGCCGACGCTGAAACCGGGGACACGGAAACCGGGGGCGCGTGGTTCGCGCGTATCGACATTCCCGCAGGGGGAACGCTTCGCGGATTGATTGACTCGGCCCGCGAAATGGAACCGGACGCGCCCGCGCTTGCCGGATGGAATCCGGCGGGGTGGAACGAATCGCCCGCGTTCCCGGCGGACAATCCGGCCGCATTCGGCGGCCTGATATACGGCCGCGATTCGGACGGGTTCGAAATCGTGGGGGCATTCGGCCGGGACGGTTTCCGCCGCGCGTGGAACCGCCTAACGGGCGAATGGGCGGACCCGCTGGCAAGTTTCGCCCTACGCGCCGCCGAGAACCACGGCCGCTATCGGGTCCGGAAGGGGCACGGGTTCCGCATTGAAACCGCCGAAGGGTTTCGCGGGGTTTCCCTATGTTTCCTGATTGTTTCGGATTGTGGGGATTCCCGATTGATTCAATCGGACTACGATTTCCCCGGAATCGCGGCCGACTTTGGATGGAAACCCCGGGGCCCGCTCGGGTGCCCGTGCGAACGGACGGACGGAACCGGGCCGTGTCCGGATTGTGGCAAGCTGGCCGGGGACTATATCGCGGAAGCTTCCGCCTATATCGCGGAACTAGCCGGGACCGGAATCCGCGCGGAGGATCCGGGGTATTTCGAATGATGGAACCACGGCCCCGGCGGGGGAAACTCCGCCGCGGGCCCTTCGCGGTTCCGCCGCCGTGGCGGTCCGCAGTCTGGCACACTTTGGAGGATTTCAGAATGTCGCGCGTAAACGCATTCGCCCGCGTTTCGAATAGTGCGGGCCGTCAAGTTTCCGTAGGGGGCCGCGGGGCCGCCGATTCCGTCCGGGGTTGGTTCAATGTCGCAACCCGTGCCGGGGAATACGCGGCCAGCTTCCGCGCGGAATGCGTGGGGGCCGGACTACGGGCCGCGGACCGCCGCCGCAAGGGTACCGGGGATGATCGGGCCGCCGTATTTACTCTGACTCTTCCGGAAGCTTCGGACGCGGTTTCCGTTCGCATTGTGGACCCGGGCGAATCCGCGCGGAAGCTCCTCGGGTTCGGCGCGTTTCTTGTCACAATGCGGGAAGCGGTGAATCTGGCCGACGGAATCGCATCGGGGGAAACCACGGACGGGGCCGCCGCGGCCGCCGCCGCCCGTTCCCGCGTGGACCGCGCCGCCGCACTAGTGCCCCCGCCGCCGCCCCTTCCGCGCGTGATTCTCCCCGGCGGGGTGGAAATGTCTGAAGCTCTGGCCGCCCTTGCGTGGGTCAATGCGGACCCGTCCCGCGCGGCCGCATTCGCGGCGGATAGGGGGACCGCGTGAAACGGGAAACCGCCGCCGCGATTGTGTGGGGTTTCATTCTGGCCGCCGCCGCCGTGGTTTCGATTCTGGCCACGCGGAAGGGGGGCCGCCGATGAAATAGGGGCCCGCCCCGCCCCCGTTCCCCGTCCCGCCCCGGTTCCCGCCGGGGCGGTTTCTTTCCCGCCCCG